CGATGGTATTATGACTCCCCGGTAAATTTGGGATATTTGTTTAATATATGACTACAGGGGCAACAAAAGTCCTGTAGAAAACGAGAGTAAGATTGGATCGTAAATCTAAACAATATGTACAAGTGGTAAACACAAGTAAACTAGACGGGCAAGTAATGCGCCGAACACCATCGCACGGTAGCGAATACGTATGGTTGTGGCTGGCCGGGTAAATCTCGAAACGGAGCTATTGCTAATGTTTCATCTACTACTTCAATAGTAAAAGATGGATGTATTGGTAAAATCGGGTCGTCCTGCACTTCGCTCTTCCATTGCGAAGTTACCAGCCGATTGTTACGTCCACGGTTAAAAACAGTAGGGTTTGCTGCTTCCTTAAGGCCAGTTACAGTCCCAGTTTTGAGACGTCTAGCATGATATTTCTTTAAGGAGGCAATTGTTTCTTGCTTACCAGCAAGGGAAAAGACCACACGTTGGGTAGTACCTCTGGGAATTATTAAATTTCCGGAAGTAAAATTATTAGGAGTTCGTAATGCGTTGTCCGCATTTCTTGAATTGGGGGTAATCGCACGACTATCCACAAATAAATCTGCATGTTGACCGGCAGTAATTTCACATACAAAAGCAAATTGGACGATTACTCGTCCAGTTTCCAATGGTAAGTGTTTAGACCAGTGTCGAACAAATTCGGAGGGAGCGACAATTCCATGCCAATGTGAAATACAAGTGTTGTCAGCTAACATTGAAGCCGTTGCGGGGTTTGCACCGCCACCAACGGGAACGAATGTAACTTCGACATTGTGAACTGTTGAATAATTGGTATCATTCGAACGTGTGTTAGTTTGGGCGCGAAGTCTGCCCTGCACCGATCGTAGTTGTTGTTGTAGTTTTAAAACTTCAGTGGCCATATTGTAAGGTGTAATGAATAATGTTAAACTCTGGGATTAGTAATCTCTAGTTCTTAGAACTTCAAAGATTGGGTCGCTTGTGTGCCAAGGGAAAGATTTAATCCTGGAAATCTTCTCCTCTATTCTTATCACATCTTTTTCATGTAAATCATATCTAATGAGCATCATATCGAGAACGTCGGTTCGTGTTACAACCCCGACCTGTTTGGTTCTGTAATCGGCATGCTTTTTACATATGTCAATAGCATCGTGATGCTTTGTAATCTCACAAACTTTCTTCCTAAAAGAACCTAAAATTGGGAAATCTTCTGCAATGTTGCCCCAACCAAGAACGTCACCCTTAATATAAGTCATGGCTTCTTCAAATTTGACCGTTTTGGCATACGAACCAACCTTCAAAATTCTTGAAGGTAGTAGTATAACCTCATGATCAACTGTGAAACCACATTTTAAAAAGGTGCATTCCATTATGTTATGGGTTTTAAGATAAGCTGATTCCTTAATTTTAAATCCTACTTCTGCGAAAGTGTTGTACCCGTGAGGGGACATAGTTTTAAGCACATGTGCCAAACCAAACATGTTAACAACTGAACCACCAATTGATGTATTCCAACCTCCACTAATTCGTAAGAGGTGTTTAAGTTTAACTGAAGCTTGAAAACACATCTTTAGCCCTTCCATTTTCTTTATTTTGGTAGTATAAATGGGTGCATCGTGCTGGGCCAAGGACACTTGAATTACTTCTTCTGGTAAACCTAAAGCTCTATACAAATTGTGTTCTGCAATAATGGCGTCATCTTTCTGTGTGGAATCAAAAGCACTATAATCGAGCTCAATGTAGTAAGGCAATCCATCTCGTAGAGTGACGCCATAAATGTCGTCGCCCATCAAGATAAAAGTCCAAATACCATCGTCGAGGTCTATGTGTGCTTTCTTCAACCATGCAGTTAAAGAGGCAGTGTCAGTACCAACATTTGCCGCAAAATCGAAACGTACTTTAATGCTTCCATGTGAATTCGTTTGTAAAATGAATGGTTCTTCAGTGAATTCAGCAAAAGCTTTCTTTATTCCAGTTTCATATTGCATAAGCCAAATTTGTACTTCTACAGCTGGATTAATAATTAATCTTGGTTTTAAGACACCGTTACCTTCTTCTTCTTTGTACCACAATTTCTCCCTTTTGTGGAAACAATTATTTCCTTTGGTTTTGACTCTATCAATCAAAGTTTTGTAATTAGATTTAGTTATGTCTCCTAAATAGTAAGTATCATCCATTAGTCTACAGTCTTCAAGCGCTTTCAAATATCTCTTGAGCTTTAATCCTGTATACTTCTTGAGTACTTCCTTGATGGGTTTAGCCACCATTGGTTCTTTTAAATAACTAAAAATAATTCCATTAATATCCTTACTAAAACCATAGCCATGACGCTGTCCTACTAAACTGTGGCACATTCTGACCATACAATTCGGAACTGTAGGATCAGGTGTGTTAGCAGTGAGCCGGCAACGTATGGCTGCAAATAGGTTATTAGGTTCATTCCCAACAATACCAAATACTTGGTTGTGGGAATAAAGAACAGTTCCTAAACTGTTTATGGGTACTTCTGGAATTTCGTTGATGTCGTCGGTGGGTAAACTTTCCTGTTCAAAATAAAATTCTAAATCGGCATTATCGTGTTTCGCGGTTTGGAATAAACTGGTCTGAGGGCCACAACACACTCTGTATATGTGTTTAAATGGGCCGTTGTAATTCAATGTATTACGTTCAGGTACAGTTAATCGGTTAGGTTCTGTTGTTTTCGTTCGTTTATGTTTCTCAATGTTTCTAAAAAAGATACGCGTGACTAGAATGAAGCTAGTGCAAGCGAGGAATGCGCATAACAATCTAATGAAAGTTAGCGCGAGTGTTGTAATTTTAATGATCATGCTATGATTA